TTTTCAACTAATGAATTACCAACAAAAACATTTAATATTTTATCCCAAATGTCAGAGAAGAAACCTGGTAATTCTGATATTTTTCGTTTAATATAATCAATAGTTATTTCTCCATTTAATAATGCAGTTATAAAATTCTTTATTCCATTTACAACATATGCAATTCCACCAACTAAAGCAAAAAATCCAGTAACTACACCATTTATAATTGTTTTAACTATTGGTAAATTATATACATATTTTATAAACTGTATTATTAAATCTTTTAATTTAGTTAATGCATTTATAACTTTTGAAAAGTCTAAAGTTTGTAACTTTTTAAATCCTAAATATATACCATAAATTGGTAATGCTATTATTCCAGCTATTCCTAAAGCTATATATTTTAAAGCTTTAGTTATCATTTGAGCTGCTTTACCTATAATGGTTGATGTATCATGTAAATCAGATTTTAAATTAGAAAATACACCTTTTATTTGAAATAGGATTCCATGTATTTTAAGCCATGCGACTCTAAAAGCATGACTTCTTAAAAGAAATTCGCCTAATTTAGATAATATTTTATCTATAGCGCCTATTAAACCAAATATTACATGTGTTATTCCAGCTAAAACTTTAAGTAATGGTCCGCCTATTTTATTTAATACAAAACCTATTACTTGTCCGACTTTCTTAATTATTGAAAATATAACTGTTAATACATCTGTAAAACCTTTTAATCCTGCTTCAGTAGGTGATAAAACTTGAGCTATTTTATATAATCCCTGGGCTAATTTATTAATATGATCGCCCATAGATCCATTAAATACTTTTGAGAATGCAGTAGATATAGCTTTGCCTATTCTTATTATTGTATTCATAGTAATATACAAAGCTTTATTTAAATATACAAGACCATTTGTCTTAAATTCTTTACCATTCAGAAAAGCAGTTATTTTATCTATAGTTCGTACAAGTTTTCCACTTAAAGCTTTAGAAAGTCCATCAAAAATATAAAATACATCACCCATACTACCCTTTATAGCATTAATCATTAATCTTAAAGAGTTAAATACAGGTATTGCATCTCTTATTATAGGTGTTGCAAATTCAGCTCCTATTCTATTAAGAGCTGATTTCATATTAGATAAAGCACCCTGAAATGTATTATTTGCTTCTTGTGCATGATCACCAAATGCTTTTTCCATAGCTTCTGCAAAATCTTCAAATGAAATTTTACCTTTGGTGACCATGTCTCTTATCTCGGCTTCAGTTTTACCCATTTGTTCGCCAAGAGTGGCAGCAACATTAAGACCTCTAAACTCTAACTGTCGCATCTGATAAGTCATTAATTTACCTTGACCAGCAACTGTTGTAAATATCTGACCTATATCAGCAAATGAACTATTTGTCATTGCCGCTGTACCAGCAACTGCACGTAATGCTGGTAACATATTTTTACCAGCTTGTAAACCAGAAGCTGCAAATTGAGCTGCAACTTTAGCTGCTTCATCTAATGAATATGCCGTTCCATCAACTGATGTATTAACATCTTTCATTACAGCTTGAACTTTATCTGCATCTTTTAACAAACCTTTTAACATAAAATTAGCTTGTTCAAGATTAGCAGCTCTGTTCCATCCACCAGTTTTCATCTGTTGAATTGGAGCTGTTAATATTTTTCCTATACCTTTAGCAGCATTCATGGCCCCATCTACAATATTAGATAAAGCCATTAATCCAACCATTCTCATAGTTGAAAATCTTTCGCTTAATCTATCTACTGAATCGGCTAAAGTTGAAAAATCTACTTTCTTAGATGCATCAGTAAGTGCTGTCAAATTTTTGGCAGAACTTTCCAGATTTAAAGATTGTTTAAGCTTTTGGAGTGTTGTTAACGACTCGCTAACATTTTTCTCAAATTGATCATTGTCAAATTCTAATTGAACAATTCTATCATCAACAGTTTGGCTCATTTAACAACCTCCTTCCATGCTTCATTTGCTATTTTATCAAATATTGGTTGAATGGCCGGATTTATATAATCTCTACCTTGTACATATGCTCCTCTACCATTACCATGACCATATTGTAATAGTATAGCAATAGGAATTCCAGTTGTTGTTAAATTATTATTAGTAAAAATAAGTGAAGTTGTCTGCTCATTTTGAACAATTTCATAATTCCAAGAACTTGCAGTTTCGCCACTATCAACTGGAGTAGCGGAAGAGAGAGCTGCGACACCCTCTCTTCCATATTTTTCTAATACTTTTCTGGCATTTTTAAGAGTTCTAATCCTCTTTAACCAATTTTCTGTATCGGACCAGTCCCCTTTCTTATTAGATAATTTTATTCTCATAGGATTATCCCTTAGAGCCACTAGCCTTTCTTCTCGCAGCATTTAAGGCTCTGTTTTGATTAAGAATACTTCTCTTACTCATCTTCTTTCCACCTTGAGCTTGAGAATTCTTTTCGCTGCATACTCTAATTAAAGTCATTAATTGATTAAAATGCCATTTATCATACTCTGGTGGTATTTGACACGATATCATCCAATAATAAACTAATTCCGCAGTTACAACTTCCCCTCTTCTGCTCTTAGGTGAATTTTCTTCATTAAACCAAGTAGCAGTCATAGGATTATCTATATAGTCATTAATTTCTTTCATTATATCGGATGGTATGTATTGATATATGTTAGGATCTACATTCTGAGTAATTGTCATGCAACGAATATAGTCTATCATCATCTCATTGGTCTTTTCTGTCTTTTCGTCAAAAAATGGAACGTGCCATTTAGATTCCCATTTATGTATTGCCACCAAAGAATGTTCTATTTTTATAGTCGTTCCTTTAATATTAATAAATCTATCTGGCGGTACAAATATTTCTTGATCAGGTATTTTTATTATTTTCGGCATTTTCTTTACTCATAGAAACGACTTTGTTATCATTTTTATTAAGAGAAGCTTCTATTCTAGATGTATCATATCCGAGTTCTTTAAGTTTAGCGATGGCATCTTCTTCATTCATTTCAGGAACATTTACTCCTGAAATTATGCCATTAATAAACTTGGCCTGGAAATCTGTATCCGATAAGAGCTTCATAAAGAACTCAGAATATGCTTCAGACTGCTCAAATTCTTCTCTAAGTACAACATTCTTAATAAATCTTGTTCCATCTTCTGATTTTATACCATAAGACTTAAGAATAAGATCTTTATATGTCTTAACTATAGCCTCATTATCTTTTGTAGCTATAAGCATTCTGAGTTTTTCTTCAACGCCAGCGGTTGTAGAAAGTTCCATTTCCATCATTTCGGCTTTTGAAAGATTGAAATATAATGTATCTTTTCTCTGATTTCCATTATAATCTACATATTCAATTTCTGTTTTAAACATGAGTATTTCTCCTTTATTCTTAACAATTTAGAAGGGTGGGCTGACTACCCATTTTGAAGATAGTCAGCCCTATGCATGAGATCAGTTAGATCAAATTAGCCATTAACATTACCCTGAAGAGTTCTGATAACTTCATCAGGAAGAGGCAGATAAGGCTGTGTTCCGCCTGAAGTGCTCTTCTCATAATAAGTAACACCCTGTTCAAAGGTTTCACCAGTAAATACTGTATAAGTATAAGGCTCAGCAGAACCACTTCTGGTGTAATATGTCTTACCATCCTGAGGTGACTCATCAGATGTGGCACTGTATGTAACAGTACCATCAGTACCGTACAGCTTATCCTCAAGAGCAGTAAGACGAGCCTTAGCTTCAGTTGAAGTAAACTTGGTACTGTCGATCGTGATTATAGCAGTTGCCTTATAACCTGTTACATTAACAGGAGTTGTGGAAATGCTATAACTGAATGTAATAGCTTCGGGGCTATCATTTACAGTATTGTATCCTCTTTCTGAAGGTGTAGCCTTGCAGCCATATACAAGATGAAGCTTATAGCCGAGATCCTGGTCTACATCATTACCGATCTTAGTTCTGTATGAAAGACCAAAGCTCTTTCTAGGCTGCTGACGGATTGATACTCCGGCCACAGGAGATACAGAACCATCGCAAAGTTCCCACTCATCTGGATATGTGTAGCACTCAAGAGTAGCTGCAAATTCCTCTGCAGAAAGCAGAT